GCAAATGGTCAACGACGTAAACGCAAATCGTTTGGTCACGCGCAATAAAGACGCAGACGCGATTATAGACGAGCAGAAGCAGAGATTGCTCGCGGGAAACCTGACGGGGCCGGAAATCGTAGATAACATCCGTGCTCTGCGCCAAGAGGGGTACGCGCGCCTTGGTTCCGAGGGAACCAACAGCGTCATGGACCACCAAGTAGGCAGCGCGCAGGTTCAATTATCGCGAGCACTGGAGCAGCACGTTGAAGACACTCTTCAACCCAACGCTAATGTGACGATGGACCAATGGCGCCAAGCAAGGGTAGTGCAGGCAAAAAGTTCAGCGCTACAAGCCGCGCTAAAGGGCGGCAACGTAGACCTAAAAGCGATCGGCCGAATGCAGCAAGCCGATCCGGGGTACCTGACTGGCGCCTTTAAGGACGCAGCGGATTTTGCCAATCAACACCCGAAAGTCGCGGGGCTTGCGAACAATATCGAAGTCCCTCCTAGCCTGTCTTACGACGCAGGGCATGCGTTTGCGAGCGGAGGGCTTCCACAAGATATCTTGAGCCGAATTTTCGGAGCAACTGGCGTATCCCACTTGGCGCGCAACCGCTTGCTGGGCCCTTCCGCTGAATATATCGCCGCCGCGCGCCAAACTCCGGTAGCAGGTCTAGCCGGGGAGTTCGCCCCCTTGGCCCCGCGGCAGCCTCCACCGCTGAACCTAAGCCCCCCAGGCGGCCAAGCGTTCGAGCCGAACCAAGGTGGTTCTCCGCTTCCGCAAGGCCCAGGGCGTCCCTATCAAGCGCCTCTAGAGTTGAATCCGCCGCCAGGCCAGGCGTTCGAGCCGCACCAGCAGGGAGCAGCGTTGCCGCAAGCTCCAGAACCCAGCCTGCCCTTGGGCACGGAGCTAAGCCCTCCGACCAAGCTGGGGCAGACCAAGGCCGGCGGCAAGCAGCGCGGCAGTTTCTCCCTACGAAATATCAGAGAGGTACCGGGCAGTGGAAACGAAACTTCGGAAGGCGCAAGCCTCGAACAGTTTAACCGTGGCACAAGGAATCTTGTTACTTGGGATGGCGATACTGCTACTCCAATTTCTCGCGATGTAAACCAGATCGATCGGTCAACACCTCCGAAGGGCAGCGTGACGCTCGATGCGGATACCGGCGAGCTGGTGAGCAGTGGCAACACTCCGCGCGGCATAGCGAACGGGCTGATGTCTCGTTGGCAGGCGAATGCGAAGCCCGTCACCGATCGAGTAGCCCTCACGGCTTTCGACGAAGTGCAGGCGGGGCACCCGCTTAACCAAGTCTTGGATCGGTATGCGCAGGCAGGACACCCACGCGACATCCTTGAGCACGAGATCATTACGCTTCAAGGGCTGACGACCAAAAAACCGCTAGGACAGTCCTTCCAATGAGGAAAGTTCAACTTCCCGCTATCGGCGGCTTGCGCAAAGTCATTCAGTTGAAGGATACCAGCGGGACGACTATTTCTGAGTTCGGTAACAACTCCATCACTCTTCAGCAGTTGAGGAACGCGCTAGGCATCACCAGTGGCTCCCCCGCAAACCCCACCGGCAATATAGTCTCCAATGTCGGTACACCACAGGCTGCAACGTCTTGCATAATTACGACCCTCACTCCCGCTGGGGGTCTTTCGCAGCTTTACGTATACCCAGCTAACACAACCGTAGTTGAGGTGTTTTTGGTAGGGGGCGGAGGGGGCGGAGGGGGAGGAATACTTACAACGTCTGGCTCTGCGTGTTCTGGCGGTGCTGGCGGGGGGTCGGGAGCTTCCTCATACGGGGTTTTTAATATCGCCGACCTTGGAACCTCATCGGCAATAGCCTTCAGCACTACTACGGGGTCTGTGGGGGGCGCATTTACCGCGGTCGCAGGCGCGGGGCACCCAGGCGTCGCTGGGGCAACGGTTCAGCTTGGTAACTTTCTTCAGGCGACAGGGGGGAACGGGGGCGCCGCAGGGCAGGCGGGGGGCGGCGGGAGCGGGGGTAACGCTGGTTCCGTAGGAAACTTAGCCGTAGGCACCGCGGGCGGCAATTCAACGTCCGGCGCAGCAGGAAGTATTGGCGCCGCGCCTGTAGGCACTGCTGTTTCCCCAATGGGGGGCGCAAGCGGTGGGGGCGTAAGCATTACCCCGGCCGCCTTCGCGGGGGCTATTGGAGGCACCGCAACGTACGCAACTAATAAAACTACGAATATCAACGGGGGTACCGCGGGAACGTCGGGCGGGGGCAACGGGGGCAACGGGGCTAATGGCGCCATCAGTTTAGGTGGTGCCGGCGGCGGCGGCGGCGGTTCCGGCATAAGTACAACCCCTGGGGGTAACGGAGGTAACGGGGGGTACCCAGGCGGCGGCGGCGGCGGCGGCGGCTCGTCCTTGACTCTCTCTACCCGTTCGGGGGCCGGGGGGAACGGGTCAGTAGCTACAGCCATCATAATTGCGTGGATTGGTTAACTAATATAGGATTCAATTCGTCATGAGTAAAATTTACGTCGCAGAATACCCTGGGCTTGCCAACACGGATCAAAGCGATTCGGTTCCAATCCTTGCACTGCCTCCGAGCGTCGAGTACACGGTCATCGTTTCGGCCGGATCGAGCGGCGCGGCGCAGCCCTTCTTGCCGACCACGAAGTTCATCGAGGTCAGCACGGATACGACTTGCTCGATCGCAATCGGCCCGAGCCCCGGTGTCGTGGGCACAGGATCCGCGGGTTTAAGCAATCAGCGCCTACAGACCAATGAGCGGGTGATACGTCGCATTCCGACTGGCTACGTGCAGTACCCCGGTAACGGTTTCATTGCGACTCCGACCTCGTTGTCGATCTTCACGACAGCGAATGTGTGATGGACGCGCGGGATTGGTTCATCCTCTTTCACCTTAACGCCGCGGGCGCAGCGGCGACCGCATTTATTTTCCTGCACCCCGAGACTGCTAACTTTGTGACGTGGGCGGGGATGCTCAGTACGATAGTGGGCTCCTACCATTGGTTTGTGCTCAAAGACAGCAAGGCGCCTGACGCATGCCCTTCCTCTTAGTCCTAAAGATGATAAGCCCGAAAGAGTGGCTGGTGCTCATCGCACTGATCGCGCTATCTGTCGGCGGCGCATGGCTTTACCGGCATGGCGAGCAGCACATTGAAGCGCAGGATGCGAAGCTCGCAGCAATCGATCAAAGGAAAGTCGCAGTCGTTGAGACTACGGCAAAAGATACGGAGTCCCACAATGATGTTCTCTACAAGCAAACTGTCTCTGCTCCTGCTGTTGCCAGCGTTGGCATTAAGTGCGTGCGCAACGCGCCAAGTGCAGTTTCACTGCCCGCGCCCAACACCGGAAGCGGAACCGCAGTTGGTGTCGGCGCCTCCGACAGTGGAAGCGGACCTACTTACGATCCTTCAGGGCCCGCCCTCACCCGCGCCCGTCAAGCCGACGCACAGATAAAATATTTGCAAGCGCGGGTACACGAACTTGAATCCGAAATGAATGGGGCCCCGTGATGAGTTTGCAAACCGTACAGCAACACGTTCATGATAGTGCGCCGGGGTTGATAGGAACTGGCGTAGCGGGAGGCTTTACCATCGTGGGATTCGTCACCAAGGCTCTGCCTGTACTTCAAGCGATCTCGTTGCTCATAGGTTGCGCTGTCGGCATTGTGACGTTTCTCTACTACTTGAAGAACATTAGGCACAAAAAATGATGGTGCTCGGCCCGAAGGGCAAGGCGCTCATACAAGGCTTCGAGCAGTGCCGGCTAGCCGCGTACCCGGATCAGAAAGGCGTTTGGACGATTGGCTGGGGGCATACCGGGCCGGAAATCGTCGAGGGACTTACCTGCACGCAAGATCAAGCCGACCAATGGTTCAAGGAAGACACGGATTGGGCATGTAAGGCGATAATCCGCACCGTCGATGTCGCGCTCAACCAAAACCAATTCGACGCCTTGGTGAGCTTCGTATTCAACGTGGGCGCGTACTCTGAAGCGCACTCAACGCTGGTTAGCATGCTCAACAGAGCACAATACGCCCAAGCCGCCAACCAATTTCAGTTCTGGAACCATACCGGCGGGGTAGTCTCCGCCGGCCTTACTAAGCGCCGCGCGGCCGAACGCGATCTATTTTTGGATAGGTCCATTTAAGCCCTGCAGCTCGCGCGGAAGCCTCCAACGCGATTTGCGGAGCGACCTTAGCTTTGACCAAGCACTCGATGAACACCCCTAGGAAGGCTCTGCCGTGATCTTGAATGCACTCCCCGTACAGATGCCAAGCGACATGATGGGCAACCTCGTGCATGACGGTGGGGACATTGCGGCTGCCGCGGCGCATGTGCTCCCCACCCTGCATGCTGATACGGTTAAACGACGGAGCACTCCACGCATAGGTGCCGTTATCGTGTTGCGTAACCGTAGGGCACGGCACCTTGTAATGCGTGCAGACGATTTTGATGAGGGCGCGGCACTGCCCTAGGCTCAAGTGGTTGTGGTTCCACCCCGGCCAGGATTCCTCCCATCCGTACACCGCTTGCTGGTGAGGGTCATGTTGGGATGAAGATGCCACGCGCCACTTCCCCGTTCTTATCGCTGTAAGTCATGCTTGTTGCCTGACGCTTAGAAAGCCAGCCACCACGAGCTGCATAAGCATCTGGCGCTGAGAGAGTGGGATGTTGTATGACTTTAATACCTGGATGCTCTTTCTCTTCGACGTGATGTCGGTGGCCGCAGTGGACGTATCGAAAGTCAGTGGCACCCCAAAGTTCTGAAAACTGAGACGCAAACAAGAGGGGCATCTGCACGGGCTTAAGAAGGTGCCCGTGGTGGAATCCAAGAAACGTGCGCCCGTGTCGGTATGCAACGTAAGGATTAGGGGACTGCTCGACGACAACGCGCTTATTGCGCTCGTAAAGCTGTGCAAAGAGGACTCGAAGCCAGACGGATCCTGCGGGGTCATGATTGCCCTCGTGCATATAGACTTGGACGGTCTTATGCTTCGTCAGCGCCTTCTCGATGATCCGGCGCAAGATGCGTACCGCGACTTCCACCACTTTCTGGTAGCGGCTATCGGCATCGAGAATATGCCGATGCGCGGGGGTTTCGGGGGTTAGAGAATCGAAGTGCAGAAAGTCACCTAGTTGATTGACGATCCCGACTGCGGCATTTGGAGACGCGTCGATCATGCGGAAAAAGATCTCCGTCAAGCACTCTTCGGCTATCTTCAGATCCCACGGTTCCCCCGTTTCGCGGCTCCATGCCAGCATGCCAACATGACAATCCGTTAGCGTGTATAAATTGAGCAAAGACGATTCCGTCGAGCCCGGCGCGGCAATTGGCTTCAGCGGCTTCAAGTCCGCGCACAAAGCTGCGAGTGCGGCTTTCTGCATCGCCTGAAGCTGTTCGAGATCCTTCGAGGTTTTTATCCATTGGCCTGATACCTGTCCGTCTTTGTTGTAGTAGGTGGATGTGCCTTTGAGCGTATAGCCTTCGGGCGCCGCGGCTTTCTCGCCGACGATGAGCGCTTGAACTTCAGGCTCTAGGCCCATCCGCGCCGCGACACTTCGCCGGTTGCGCAGTGTTTCGATCGGGAGCCCCATAGCACGCGCCGCAGCGCTGACTGACCCGTGTGCGGCTATCGCGTCAACGGCCTGTTGGGCTAGTTCCTTACTCAGCCCTGGGTTTCCGCCATGTGCCACTAGAATTGCTCGCCGAGTGGCTTACTCTTTGGGGCTCTCGCCGGCAACTTAGCGCCCTTGGGCGTCGCGGCAATGAAGTCTGCCCCGACGCTCTTAGGGATCCCCAGAGTGCTCTTACCTTCTTTCGCCGCGAACATTGCCCGTCGTTGGGCTTCCGAAACTACTGGCATCGCTATTACTCCATGCAATGAACCGATCGTTTATGGCGTTGAATTGTTGGATCAAATCCTTTCTTATGTCACGTTCGTCGCGCAGCTTGCTATAGTCCAACTCGCGAAGCCGCTTTGGAATCCTTTTAGCCCAATGGTTACTTCGGGGCAATCTGATTCCCCAAGGCATTCGGATCATTGCCTTGGGATGCAGCGTCTACCGCATCATTGACGCGCCTGACGCTTCCCGCATTACCTGGGCCGCCCGGCTTAAGCGCCCCCATGAGGTGCTGAATCATCTCCAAGAGGGCTCCTGCGAAGCCCGGAGAGGGCGCAGCGGCTTGCTGTGGCACAGGAGGCGGCGCTTGGGTAGGCTGCGGCGCAAAGGCGCTCTGGGTAGGCGGGGCTACCTGGACGGTGCCATCAGGGTTTACGGTAGGCATAGCTTATTCCCCAGTGTCAGAAGGCGTTGAGGATACCGGAACCCAATGTTTGGGTCCACCAGGATGCAAGTCGTTATGTTTCCCGCAGCCGACACAATACCCTTTCCACCCAGGGGAATACGCTAGGCCGCAAGGTATGGCCGACTTCCGCAGGGAGGGGCCGGGAATCAGTGAAGGGCCGAGCGCCGGGCAACGCAGGGGCCGATTGTCGTTCAGTTTGTCCGAGCCCAAGGTATCGAGCAGCATCCCAAGGCAAGCGACAGCGTGCTTCAGGTGATGGACCCCGGAGTCCGGCGCGCAATCGTCGGCGTCTACCCGGTCATACCAATCCGTCAAATGCCGCAGGCAAGCCGCGTAGTATACCGTGGATGAGATTTTGTGTTCGCGCCAGTTGAAAGGCCCGTACTTCTCAGCGCCGTTTGCCCAAGCCTCCGCGGCACCGCGGATCAACGCTGGCGGCACAAGATGCACGGGCGCTTTCTTCAGGCCGAACTTAGTTTTTGGATTGTCGTCAGGGTAGCTCATTTGGAGTTTCCGAATTTCAGACCGTTGAACCAGCGGCGCAGGATGTAACTGCGCGCCAGGGAGATTGCGGTGTAAATCAGCCCCATGAGGAAATTGTTGCCGGGGCTGATGTGCATTCCGAAGAGGGGAAATATCAAAAGGTTGGCGCAATAGTTCACGGAGAACCCGACGAAAATATTCGCCCAAGCCTCCGCGATTGAGCCGAGTTTAGTTTGAGACATTACATTCTCCGTAAGTAACTGGCGGCTAGCACCAGCAAGTAAGGTGCATCCTTGAAATGCCCTAGTCCTAGGTTGCAGTTGTGGCACAGAATGCCGCGCACTTTTTTAGTAACGTGATTGTGGTCTATATGTACATGGCGCTTCGGGAGTGCGGTTAGGTTTGCGCAACAAACGGCGCAAACGCCACCTTGCGAAAGCAACAATTTTTGGTAGCTGGCTACGGTCAGACCGTAGGTGCGCAACCTGCGTTGCTCTCGTATCTCGGGGCGTGAGGTATACTCACGAGATGCCGCGCGGCACTTTTCTAGGTTAGCAGCACGATATGCCTTAGTCTTAGCGATGAGGACTTCGCGGTATTTAGCGTAGTGCTTTTTTCCTCGCGCACTTTTTGATAGCGTCACTGGTGCCTCTTCATAGCGGCTAGTAGCGCTGTTTGAACCGATGCCTTGGAGGCATGCGCCTCGATAACAGTTTCGTCCATTGTTCCTTCCGCAATAATCTGGTAAACCCATACAGGACGATCAAAGCCGGCCTGCATCTGACGCATAGGGCCTACTCTTTCGCGCATTTGCATGGTTTCACCGAGGTTCCAACTATGGCCGAATTCCAAGACGATATTGCATACATTTTGCAAGCCATCGATACCATGGCCCATGGATTTCGGGTGCGCAAGACCTATTGGCGCGTCTCCCGCCCGAAAAGCGCGCATACCTTCGGTGGTGCTCAATTCTACAGCGCCCGGAAAGGCAACTTTTATCCTGGTGAGATCAGACTTGAAGCTGTAAGCCAGCAGGATTGGCATGCCGCCAGCTTCAGCGAGTACGGAGCGTATTGCCTCGATCTTCTCGTCGTGAATGGGCGCCCAACTGGGATAGTCGGTGTATATAGCGCCGTTGGCAAGTTGAAGACACTTGTTTGTTAGAGCCGCAGCGTTGAAGACTTCGACCTCTTCGCCGCTCTCTAGCTTAGTAAAGAGTTCTTTCTCAAGCTCTTTGTAAATCGCACGAGCCTTTACCGGCAACTTCACCTTGATCTGCGTGACGATCGGCTCCTTGATGTCGTAGTAATCCTTCGCGTCGATCGTGATGCACGTATCGCGCAGCGCTGCATGGATCTCCTTATCGGAATGCGGCATCGGCTCGACGCCATGTCCGTTCCATTTCGGGCGAAACCAGCGCTGCAGATAAGCGGTGCGCGTGCGGCCCAGAGCCGCGCCGCGATCGATGTACCACTGCGGACCCCAGAGGTCCTTAAGGCCGTTGGGGCTGGGCGTGCCCGTGAGGTTGATCCATCGGTCGGTGAGGTTGTGCGCGATCATGCCGAGCGAATGGGCGCGCTTGCCGACCTTTGCGGTAGCCTTGGAGCTTAAGTCCACGCCTCCACGCTTCTCGCGAAAGCTCTTTAAGCGATCGCTTTCATCCGCAATCACTTGGCGGAAGGGCCACTTCTCCATGTAGTGCTCGACTAGCCATGGCGCCAACTCGTAGCTCAAGGTGAAAATGTCAGCTTTACATTTGAGCCTATCGAGTCTTTGCTTAGGGGTCCCAACAAGGGGCACGATTCGCAAGTCTCTAAACTGTTCCCATCTGGCGAGGTCTTCGGGCCAAGTATCGCGCGCGACCCGCATCGGACCCAGCACGAGATAAGGGCTTTCTCCAACGTCTCCGAGCATTTGAAGTAAAGCAATTAAATACCCCATTGCAGATGTTTTGCCGGTACCCATGCCGGCCCAAACTTGGCAGCGCTTGTGCTCGCGCGCCCAAGCGATCATGGGCTCTTGGATGGGGCGTAGGACGAGCGGCTTCATGCTGTTAGGTAGGCTTCGATGAACGCCGCGGCGACTTGCGGAACGATTGCATTGCCGTAGCCCCGCAAGAGTCCCACTCTATGGGGTACCCCATGAGCCAACGGGAATGTGCCGGGTTCAACTGGCCGCCGCTTCCCATCTCGGCAGTCAACCAACTCTGACGCCCAAGCAGACCGTTGATCGGCGCGGTCCCGTCGCTCGCTCCGTCCTTCCAATCTCTCGTCGTCGGGGTTGCCCAACTCGCCACCGTTTGAAGGTTCTCGCCGCCCTCGCCACGAGTCCCCGCTCCCGTGTTGTTGTTGTTGGCTTTCGGACTCGGCCACCCAGTAGAGTCGTTGTCTGATGTGCGGAGCGCCGACGCTGTGTGCGCCCACAATAGCCGCCCCGCTGGCGTAGCCTTCAGCTTCCAAGTCTGTTTGAACAAGGTCGAGCCACGGCAAAGCACTTGCAACCTGCTCGCCAAAGACCTGTTGAGGGCGGACGGTTCGGATAAGGTGGAACCACGCGGGCCATAAGTGCCGCTCATCAGCAAACCCGTCTCCTTTGCCTGCCGCGCTGAAAGGTTGGCAAGGACAGGAACCTGTCCATACAGGACGGTCATCTGACCACCCCGCAAGGCGTAGAGCGTACGACCACCCTCCGATGCCGGCGAAGAAGTGACACTGGGTGAATCCGACGAGATCGTTTGCGGTAACATCTTCGATTGAGCGCTCATCTACTTCGCCTTCTGCTATGTGGCCGCGCAAAATTAAATCGCGAAGCCATGCGGCTGCCTTCGGATCATTCTCGTTGTAGTACGCGGTCAAATTGGAAACGGCGCGTGGTTATCGATGTAGGCGTCAACTTGAGCCTTCGTCCATATCACGAAGACAAAGGCCCCGAGCTTCATGCGTCGTTCGTGATCGCGTTCCTGCCA